AGATCATAACACTGGCTACGCAGTTGATCTAACACACGACCCAGTTAATGGCATTGATTGTGTTGAATTATTTATTAAGTTACAAGAAGATACACGTGTAAAGTATCTTATATTTCAGGGACGCATATGGTCACAGGCTAAAGGTGTTTTAGAATATACAGGTTCTAATCCACACAATAAACACTTGCATATCTCCATCAAAGATAAATACGGTAACGATACATCTGAATGGTTTCCGTGGTTAGGCAAGGCTAAAATTGCAGCCAAGATTATTTCCAAAGTAAAACCCCTACCCCAAAAGGAAGTACAATGAATAAAAATACAATGAAAGCAATTGCTGCTACCTACCTGCGTGCAGGAGCGGCATCAGTTATTGCCCTTTATCTAGCAGGAGTGACGGACCCAAAGGCTCTACTATCAGCAGCACTTGCTGCCGTTGCAGGACCAGTTCTTAAGGCTTTAGACCCTAAAGCCACAGAGTTTGGCAAGAAGACAACCAAGTAAAATACCCAATTTAAGGGCTATAGCAGCCCGATAGAGACAAGAAGCCCCCGCTCAGGTACTTTAACCTACCTGGCGGGGGTCTTTTTCTATTGGTAGGTAAGGTATAAAGGTATTCCTTTTATCTTAAGTTTATTCCGTAGTTTATTACGTTGGATTTCAGTAGTATTACCCCAGTAACCAGCAACTCTATACTTGAGTGCATAGTTTAAACATTCTGTTTTAACTACACACGCACCACAGATAACTTGAAGTGCTTTGATCTCAGAGTATGAACCCCTTCCATCTTGTACAAAAAACAATTCACTATCTGTTGACTCACAATTAGGTGTGTCACTGGGTCTAAACATCTATCCTCCTGTTGAATAAAATCCCGTGCCGTTAAACTTGACGGCTACACTGGACCATACACGTGTCATAGTTCCATTACAAGTACTACACACAGGTGGTATGTTTTCATTTGTTTCTATGATCTCATTACAAGTTATGCATTTAAAATCGTACATAGGCATTACTCGCAATCTCTCCAATCTATCGGCGTTGGTGCCGTTGTTATAGTTCCACAGTCTTTACACTTTTGAGCAAGGTCATACCAAGTAACCTCTCTTGTTTCTTGGTCCCACATTACGGTGATCTCAAACATAAGACAACCACATATGCAGGCAAAGGTTGGTTGTCCTCTTAAGTCATTCAACTTTTGTATCCTCATCTGTTTGTGGTCGCCACCCACCTAGATGTTTGATAAGAGAATTAATTGCACGTTGAACTTTCATACGCGCACCATCTGGTGTGCTGTCCATATCTTTTGCAAGCAATGCCCAATCAGGTTGTTCTATACTAAAGCGCAAGCGTAATATGTTTTGCTTTGCTTCAGATAATCTATAGTAACCTGATGCTATGTCAGACCTTAATGATAACCAATTGTTACCATCTGAAATCTCACTTGTCTTAATTGTTCCACCTAAGTCTTTGATCTTTGTGGGAATCTCGTAGGATTCCCCAATGATTGAAGGGAGAAAAGCCTCTATAACTGAGGTATCATAGTAGTATAAATCGGACATATCGTACCCAATCTTCTTTGCTTTTTCTCTTTCACAGAACTTAAGCGCTGCATTACGTAGCGATTTAGCGATAAGTTTATCTCGGTCTTTTTCTTTTAACTCTAACCACTCGTTGTACTTGCGTGGATGTGCAACAAACCACAGCCACAACTCTTGCCCTATGTCATCACGCTCTATCATAGAGTACTTGCGTGCATATTCTGTGGCTAAAGTTTGTACCAAATTATTATAATCTTCAATGTAACTCATTACGGAATGATTACCTCACCATTAACAATTGGTACTGCAAACGGTGTAACCTTGCGATTAGTTTCTACTAAGATACCAATGCCTTGTTGCCAGTTGGCACTGCCTGAAGTAAGGTAACTTGCCTGTTTTATATCCATCATATGTCCTACTTCTAAACCATAGAGCGTATGTGTCTTACCATAGAAGCCTGTTGTTTCGTGTTGCAAACCCACGCGATGCGTGTGTCCACATACAACTGACTTACCTAAACGCTTGGCTAGATTTAAAGCGGTAGCCCCTGGCGAACGATTAAGTGCACCTTCATCTCCGTGTGCCATCACCCAACCTGGAAGTAGTTCGTGCATCTTGTGTAAGTAATTAATCTTTAACTTACTATAGCCTAGTAGTTCTTCAATCTCTAATGACTTGAGTGACATAAATGCAGGTGCATACTTGCGCATGTATGTATCAATACGATCGGTGTGATTAGATCGTTGAATAAAAAATGGCTTGTTACCGAGAGCCTTACGGTAACTAGCCATTATATCGTTTGTTAAATCTATACTGTCTTGCAATGTTTCTGCGTACTCGCCAGCCATACCTTTGTTCCACCTACTGGGTTCGGGTGCATCTAGTTCATCACCAACGCACCACAACTGGTCTGGTTTATAATAGCGGATGAAGTCTAAGGTGGCATCAACCGCCTTGTTATCTTGATAGGGTATCTGAAGGTCACTGAGGACCACTACCCGCTTTGTTTTGGCTACCATTGGGTATGCCTTCCCACTGTCCACGCTGGACTAGTAACCCAATTATGGCATAGTTTGCTAGGTCAATGAGTGTATCTTCTACTGATTCATAGTTGGGCGTGTCGTTATCCCCAAGGTGGGATAGCCGTGCCAATTTGTCGTACATACGTACTCGCAGTCCATTCATAGCACCGCCTGGTGCTCCCGCTATGTTCATTGGACCATAATCTTCGTGCTTTTTATAAAGAATATCTAGTAGTTCATATGCAATTGCGTGTGCATCTTCACGATTCTTCATCTAATATCTCCTTGAGTGTGAGGTCTAAGTCTTTCATAGATTCTTGTACTGATAGTTCTTCCCATACTTTGTCAGCCTGTCCGTCTTTAGATGCAACTAGAATTGCAGCCATCATTATAACTAACTTCCGACCCTCATCTGGGTCGTCGTTAATAGTATCATAGATGTCTCGCAGTACCTCAAGTACATTCATCATTTTGTTTTCTGATACTGGTATACCTATAGTAAATCCGCTATGTTCTATATGGTTCCAAAAGGTTTCATCAAGGGGTAATGCATCTTCCGATTCGTTCGTCAATCCAGTCGCTTCCTCTCTTAATCATTACACTGTTTACGTCTTCACCTTCAGGCATACTGACGATGTTAACATTGCCTAACTCTCTGCTGATCTTCTTGCCGAACTCTAGTCCTGCTGCGTCGCCGTCGGCTAGCACTATGACTGTATCAAAGTCATCTAGTATCTTGGCATAGTGGGGCTTCCAGTTGTTAGCCCCTGGAATACCTATAGTTGGATGCATAGTTTTAACTGTCATCATAATACAATCAAACTCACCTTCAGTAACGCAGATGTATTTGTCTGCGACAAAGCAAGCCTGAGTATTAAACATAGTAGTTTTAGCACCAACTAATCCCATATACTTAGGGTCTTCGTTATGCATACCACGGAATCTAATATCAACCACGCCTGATGGCGTGATGTAAGGTATGGCTAGCCTACCTAAGTAAGCCTCATGCCCTGGAAGAGGGTCTTCTACCACTCCCAAGTGAAATACTTTTGCCTCTTCTACCGAGAGTTGACGGCTTAATAGATACTCTTCCGCGAGTTCTATCTTTGCTGCGTATCTCTGTGTTGCTTGTAGTAAGAAATTCTTCTGCGAACTTGACAGCCTCACGATAATCGCCACCTTCCTTGTACATAATTAGGGAATAAGTATCGCCTTTGACACCACAACCGTGGCAGACAAAGGCGTTCTTATCATAGTTTACTGCTGCTGATGCGTGGCTATCTATATGAAAGCAACACTTCATCTTACGCCAGCCACTACCTCTGGCTGGTGTATCTGCACCTATGTAATTGAGATACTCTTCAATGCTTGGCTTCTCCAAGTGCTCTCCTTAGTAAGTCTACATATACGTGACCAGGCATAGTGCAGTACCAATCGGCTGGGCTTCCCCTACCCACTCGCTTGTGCCACACTACACCTGTCCACGCTTTATCGTTAGCCATCTCGGTTAACAATTCTTCTGTCCAACCAGCCAAGTTCATCTTGGCGTGGTTCTTGATTTCTATTGTAACTCCAGGTATTCCTGAGATGTCACCCTTGTCTAGCGTAGCACCAGCCAATCGCCTATCAACATAAGGAAACCATTGCTTGAGGTACTTAACTACATCTCGCTCGGCTCCTGAGCCTTTGGCTTTGGCTGCGCTACTCACTCTTTTATTACTTCTTTAATTTGTACTATCCCCCATTTATTTGTTTCCATTTTTTCTGCACGTTGTTCTGCTATCTCTAGTGAAGAAGCACGGATAACTTTTACTTTGTATTGTGAATATGTAACTCTATACTTTGGCATCATACCGTCATTTCTGGTTGTCTATAGTCACGCACTATGTCCTCAAGATACATAGATGCTGGGTCAAATGATAAGGATATGTAGGTTGCACCTGTGTGGTCAGCCTTACCGTATCTGTTTTTAACTGGGGCTACACACAAATATATGTCTTGCCCTTGTATCAACTGCCCTACTGTTAGCACCATTGCTGGTATTTGTGCCACCTTACCCTGCAACGCTGAGCGTGGCTGGCAAGGATAGCCTAGTGCACCTTCTTGAGTATGGTGCAGGACAAGTACTGCTGCATTGGTATCACGGGCTAAGAACTTTAACTCTTTCATAACCTGTCGCATACCTGCAAACTCTTCGTGTCCATCAATGGCTATGTCCATAAGATTGTCCACAACTATAAGTGTAGGGCTTCTGCCCCACATAGTTTCAAATGCTGAGACCTCATCATCTAAATCTTTAAGTGTAGGTGATGGTTCAAAAGACCAGTACATACCAGAGAATTCACGCAGATAACTTTCTGCTTTAACTGCATCTGTCTTGAGCATATACTCTGCCTCTTGTTGTGTGATCTTGGCTTTCATAGCAAGCAAACGCATTGCCATTGTATGTGCATTGGTATCAGCAGAGAAGTATAGTGTCGGTTGTTTTAACCTTGCTGCGATATGTAATGCAATAGATGACTTACCTGCGCCTGGAGTACCTGCTATGACGGTAACTTCTGCTCGTCGCAGAATGATACCTTCACGTTGGAAAGCCTGGAAAGGTGGGGGTAATGGTTCTCCCCCCACCTCTGGCTTGCCTATACTACGGCGAAGTGTTTTCATTTAAGCCTTTGTTTGGTCGGCTTGGAATGTAGCAAACTCTGCTGAGCCTGCTTTGACATATACTGTTGTGCACTTGGTCATATCTCCTTGTTTAGCAGGGCAGAAGTGTCCTTTGTATGGACCAAACTTACCTGTTAATCCGTGGATACGAGTCATTGTACCGTGTGGGCACTGGCGTGCGCCTGCACCTGGAGTTGTAACAATTTCAGTAGCGTTAAATGCTGCTGCTACTGCTGCTATTGCTGGCTGTGGTGGTACTGCTGGATTAACTGGTGCGCTACCACGCACCGCAGTTTCTACTTCACCGATTGCTTCTGTAATCTGAAAGATCGCAGATGTTAATGCAGTGAACTCATCTGCCGTGTTAGCACGTAAGGTGAGTTGCGTTAGTCCTGAAGCGGACTTGAGGTTGATACTGATTGGTGCTTCTGTATGCATCTTACTCCTTGATTGCTGTTACTAGGGATTTTTTACTGTCTCGGAAGGTGCGAACTTTCATTGCTAGTTCTATCCCCTTCCATCCTTGCTTGATGTCAACAAAGTGTAGTTCACATTTACCACTACCAGCAGGTAGATGGACAATGATTCCTTTCTCTTGGTTGACACCACCCCAAGCACCACGGGTTGCCGTGGCTGGGTCATACGGCAAGCCGTGTGCATACACTGCTAACTGCATAGCAATCTTGTTGGGGTAAGAAATACTACCAGTCTTTAGGTCAGAAATAAACAACTCGCCTTTGTATTCAACTACACGATCAGGTGTACCTGCAATCTTGTACTTATCTAGTACGCAGAATTGCTCAATGAATATATTCTTGAAGTGTTTAGTTGCATCTGCATAGGCTTGTATATCTGCAACATAATCTTCAGGGATAACACCAAGGTCTTCACCTCTGTCGTGCTTCT